GGCGATCAGCCGATTGAGCGGTACAACGTCGCACCGACAACCGCGGTTGCGCTGCTGCACCTGCAGGGCGACTTGCTCCACGCCGATCCAGTTCGCTGGGGATGGCGGCCGCATTGGGCGAAAGACCGGGCAGCGCCGATAAATGCCCGAGTGGAGAAGGTAGCCCATGGCCCGTTCTTCCGGGCGATCTGGCCTCACCGAGCAATCACGCCTATCGACAACTGGTTTGAGTGGGTAGATGAAGGCGGGGCCAAGAAGCAGCCCTACCTCATCCGCCGAAGGGATGGTGCACCGATACTCTGCGCTGCCATTGGCCAGCTACCTGACGATGATGAAGGCCCAGGCGAGCATGATGGCTTCGTGATCATCACCGCCGACAGCGCCGGCGGCATGGTGGACATTCACGACCGGCGGCCCGTGGTGCTGACGCCAGATTTGGCGCGGGAATGGTTGGATCCAGCCACCCCCAAGGAGCGTGCCGAGCAGATGGTGCTACACCAGGGCGAGCCGTCCGAGGTGTTCGAGTGGTTCAAGGTCGATACGGCTGTGGGCAACGTGCGCAATAAGGGGCCCGAGCTAATTCAACCGATCAGCGAGCAATAGCCGTGACGTAGGCCTGGCATGCGCGCAAGGCGATTATGGCGTTATCCCCGTCGTCGGTGATGCGGATAATTCTTTGAGAATGCGCTGGGTCAAGTTGGGCTCGACGGGCTGCATGAACCACGCCGACGGCGCCGGGGGCGGTAGGCACGTTGCAGCTACTGGCTGAATCCTCGGCAATGAGGACTGACAGCCGGACATCAGCAGTAGCAAGCCGGTCACGCAGGCGAGCCTGGTTGCGCTGGGCATCGGATAATTCCTTGGTGTGTTGTTGGTCCTGGAGCGCGAGCTTTTCCTCGGTGGCCAGGCGCTTATCCAGCTCGGCCGACTGCTGAAGCCAGGCCTCGCCAGTGATTGCATCCAGTTCCTTCTGGTGGTGGGCGCCCTGCTCCGCGATACGCTCGGCCATCTTCTTGCCCAGGCGCCAGCCCTGAACCTGCCACGCCCCGCCAAAGCCGATGGCCAGCGCCAGCAGGAATGCCATCCACAGGCCGATCAGCTTCTGTACGGGCGTCATCACGGCACATCCTTGAAGAACACATGGTGACCCAGGCGCAGGGTCTGCGTGGCCTTCGCCGCCCAGGCCGGGGCCTTGGGCATCGTGGTCGCGTAGTAATGCGTGGCGCCGCCGGTAGGGTCTGGCACTGCGCCCGACATAACCTGATCAGCAGCACGCTGAGCCTGGGCAAACTGCGCGGCCGGGATCTGCTTGGCACCGCTCAGGTAGGCGTAGTTCGGGTCATTCTGGTTCCAGCAGCTGAACTGCCAGGGCTTCAGGCACACACCGGCGTAGCCCTCCCCCCACCACGACTTGGCCTTGCCGTCGAACACACGGTTGCGGATGGTCCAGGCTACGGCGATCTGGCCGGCCCGCTCTTCGCCGCGAGCCTCGCCCCACAGCGTGCGTGCCAGGATGTCCCGGTCTTTCTCAGCTTCGTTCATGCTTTTCTCCAGACATAAAAAAACCCGCTCATTGGCGGGTATCGATGAGGTCGTGGTTGTTACGCCGGGGCAATCGGCCACTCGATCGAGCTCGGATACTGCTCTTGGTCCGGCACACGGTTCAGCGAAACGCGGTATTTCTTCCATTCCTTTAGCAAGGCGGTCTCCGCATCTGTGGCTTCGTCGACATCTACAGCATCTTGAAGCGGTGCTACAGCATAGTCGGCAATGGCGCGCAGACGGACAACCTCGGCCTGGGCGGCCTCCAACGGGTCCACAACAATCGGCGGAGGCTCTGGCGCTTCCTCTGGCGGCACATCCGGCACAAGGATGTGAAGCGTAATCATTGTCTTCAGGTCATACGGCTCGCCGTCCATAGTGACCGTCACGGTCAACAGATCTTCAGCAAAAGCGATATCGACCTTGGCGGCGCTCTCCGAAGGATGCAGCGAGTAGCCCCAGCCCTGATCTACTGGCGGAAAAGGCACCATTCCTCGAGTGCCTGTGATGCAGTAGACGCCCACTCCATTTCGATAGCTGTCGATGTCCGTGCCGCCGAGCGATGTGATGTCAAACAGCGCACCTGTCTCGCCCATGATGTTGATTGCTGCTCTTGCCATGATCAGATCGCCTTGAGGGTGCCGTCTTGGGCACGGGTTGTATTCTGGTTGGTGTAAACGACGTTCCAGGGGCCTGGCACGCCATTACTGTTGAATTGTCGATACCCCAACGTCGGGCTAGTCGCGCTGTTGGCGGCGATCACAATTTCGTTGAACAAAAGCCCGCCGGTATTCATCGTGATCCGAGAACCGCCCGACCCCGTGGAAGGTGTTTGGCTCGCGTCACCTCCAGATGTCACGCTGAAGCCGACGACAGAAGGAGATGCGGATACCGGAGCAGACCCCGCACCCAAACCAAACGCGCCGACTGGCATAGCATTGCCCGCAGCCGTGCCCAGCGTTGCAATAGCCGCCGATCCCAACCCAAGGGCGGTTCTCGCGGCAGGCTGAGTTGTTGCGCCTGTACCGCCCTTGTTAACTGGCACAACGTTCTCGGTCGAAACAGCGCCGAGACCAGCAAGTGTTGCGCCCCACTGCTGAACCATCAGGTTGACCGCATCAGCCAGGGCCTTGGGGTAGCCGTTTACCGGTACGATGCCGTAGGCCGCGCCTGCTGAACTGGTGCCACGGTATGGCGGCGAGATTGACACAGAAGTGTCGCTCGCCGGATTAATTACCTGGTAGATGCCGTTATCTGGCCCCACAAACATGTCACCAGATCGGCAGTTAGAAAACTTAGTACCAACTCCCGTTACGACAGCGTTGCCGTTAGCGACGGTGACGGTACCTTCTGAAAACCAAGAAGCCATAATTTCACTCCAAAAAAGAAAGGCCCGCACTCGGCGAGCTTTTTTCAGTTAACGATTCAGTTAAATGGAAATGGAAGGTTCGCCGTTTCGATTACCAAGGCGGTAGGCAACCTAGTAGTCGAGATTTGCGAAAAGTTTGGTGGCATTGGAGTACCCGTCACAACCATCGGATAATCCTCAGGAGTTCCTCCGGCAGGCCCAAACATAAACTGAATACCACCCACGACCCCGCCGCACCCTTCGCTCCCACCGTAACGGTATGTCACCCTCGTCTCGTTGTTTCCGTATGCCCAAATCTGACAACCGCGACTCCACGGAAGATAAGCGGCGTACTCAACGCCAGCTCTAATACTCATCGTAACCTTAGCGGTGAATATATTTGATTGATAGCTGGGTGCCGTCTGGCGCTGCTCAACAGTTAAAACGGCGTTTGCGTACGGCCTACTTCCAGAAGGGATAGGATATAGCGTTGCTTGCGTCCCAGTCGGCGCAGGCGCTTGAATCGCAGAAACAACATTCAACGCCAATTGCAAAGAGTTAAATGTCATCACGCCATCTGCTTGGCGTGTTTTCAGATACGGAGAGCCAGCAAATGTATCCCTCATCAAGTCAAAGCAATAAAATTTAGTATTTGTGCTCGCGTTGGTGTAAAGAAATGTCATCGACTCGCCAGAGATCTTTGTCCCCTGCAAACATCCGCTTCCAGTGAGAAACACGATTGGGGACTTGACGCCGACCACAGTGAACCCATAAATCACATCAGCGAAAGCCACGCTTGATCCGATAGTTGATTCTGTCCAATTACCACCCCAGTTTGGGTCGACGTTCCCCCCTTTGAACATTCGCCTCGTCCATGTTTCGATGACGCTGAGGGTACCGCTCTTCACTAGACCGTATGTTATTTTGGCAGTATCAAACAAAAGACTTCCATCTTCCTTTTTAACTACTAAATTGGCCATTAGTAATAACCATAGTAAATGATGCAATTTGCAGAGAAGTTACCCCAGCCGTTCGTATTGTACGAATAAATCCAAGAAAGCACCCCGCCGGATATAACTACCGACGGGAGCTTTCCCTTTTCCCGTTGAATATCTTGAAGCGGAACCACGATTGGAAACTGAGTCTTACCAACGGGTGGCGCCGGAATAGTTATAGAGCCATTTGCAGAGTTGGTAATCACCGAGCCCTGGGTCTGGCTGATGTTCATGGTCATACCAACCTTAACCAGCCCCGAATCACGATCACGAATCACCAAACCGACCATGTTAAAGCCTCAAGTCAATGCCATCTACCCCATTCGGGTAAGTGAATTTTATACCGCTACTGTTAAGAACAGAGGTATTTCCATCCTTGGCTCCGCGAAGAGCAAAGGAGCCTGTTACCATATTTAGCTCGATTAATGGATTTCCGTTAGCGTCTACAGCAGCGGACCTTAAACTCATCCCGAGAATTATCTGCTCGATAAATGCCTTGCTAATAATTGCCGTATTGAATAGAACCTGCCCGTTCTCAATGACAAACATCGGATCAACCTTTCCGCTCACTTCATTAACCACTGCGAAGCGCTGAGCGAAGATCAGGAATTCCGACTGATCACCGTTCGAACCAAATGCTAACCCCGACACAACCCTCCTTCCATCAACGATGGTTTGGGCCTTCATGGTGGTCTGTGCTGACACCCTGCCGTCCAACCGGACAACTGTCTCGCTAACTGATTGAACGGACGCACTGGTCTGCCCGATGCTCGACTGAAGCGTTTCCGATACCTTGGCCTGAGCCTCGATTTCGGATGCTCGCACCCGCTTCTCGGTACTGATGGCCGCGGTTGATTCCCATGCCTTCAGAGCGCTCGCCAGTTCGCCAGAGCCATTGTCACCTCGGACGGAAGCCCGTAGTGCCTCATTGCTAGATGCCTGGGAGGTGATCTTCCCGTCAAGATTGGTAATCTTGGTATCCAGACTTGTGATGGCCTGGGCATTGCCGGTCGCCTTTTGATCGACTGCAGACAGATCGCTAGTCAGTTTGGTGATCTGCGCTGCGGACGTCTCGCGGTTCGATGCAACAACCTGTTCCAGCACAGTCAGCGACGACTTGTTGTCGCCGACCTGCGCGCCCAAGGTGAGCAACTGCTGAGCCATGGCATCGTTTTCGCTGGCTCGGGTTTTACGCTCTACAGCAAGATCAGCCGTTGACGTCCAACCCTTGATTGCGTCAGCAAGATCGCCGGCTCCGTCACCACCACGTGCAGCTGAACGCAACGCATCAACTGAGGTGGCGGTGGCCAACACCTTGCCGTCTATTTCCTCAATCTTGGTTTCGATGATTTGGATCTGAGACACCAGCGCATCAGTGGTCTCAAGGATGGTGCCAATATCGATCCAGTACGTGGCGTCGGGCGGCGTTGCGCCCACAGGCACAGGGCCTTTCGCTTGGTAGAGACGTTGATCCAGCCGCACGATGTCGCCCTTCAGATAGGGCTTTGCCGGGTCGTAAGCGAGGGCATCGCTCACTTGCTTGATCAGATCTTCCAGCTCCTGCTTGGCCTCCTCGAGGCGTTCATTTACTGAGCCAGGGCCGTCGCCGGTGATCAGCTCGATCTCCTCGCGCAGGCTCTGGTACAGGGCGCCCTTGCCGATCTTCTCGGCGTAGTACGCCTCATAATCGCTCTGTTTCGAACTGGCCTGACCATTGACAGCACCTGGTACAGGCCAGAACGGGCCGACGTTGCCGGTCCGGTCAACCAGGCGCGCCCAGAAGAACAGGCTCGCCCCGGCCAACAGGCTATGCATCTCGTGCGAGGCCTGCGGGTAGCTGAAGTCGCTCAGCTTGATCGCCGTCGTCAAGTCGGGCGACTCGCTGTACCAGAGCTCGGTCCGCTGGGTGTCCTCGGCACCTGGTGGAAAGCCCCATTGAATGCCGATGCCATAAATCAGGCTGGTGGTGGTCAGGAACGACACCGCCGGCGGCAGGCCAGTCTTGCCTTCCAGATTGGTCAGGCTGGAGTTTTTCCAGATCGACGAGATTTCGAAGGCGCTCACTGCGCGAACCCGGGCCAGGTAGGCACCCGAATAGATGCCGGTGACGTCCACGCTCGTTGAGCCAGTACGCTGCACCTTGATCCAGTTGCCGTTTTCCTTCCGCCACTCCACGTCGTAGGCGACAGCACCAGCAACAGCGGGCCACGAGATGTTCATGGTGCTGATGGCAATGCCCTGGTTCACCGCGTAGCTCGATGTCAGTGTGACGCTGGACGGCGGCGGTACCACGGTGACCGGGATAACACTGATCGGGCGTTCTTCCAGGCGTGCACCGGTGTCGATGTGCGCGAACTTGCTCGGGTCGTACTGAACGGCCGAGATTTCGAACACGCCAGGCTCTGGCCTGGCCACGCTGACCACCCGGTAAAGCGGGACTGCCAGGTCGTCAGCATCGAGCGCCCACACCAGCTCCGGTTCGGGCACGACGGAATAAGCCACGGTGACCGTAACCCTACGACCACTGACCAGTTGCACTGTGCGGCCCTCGCACTTGCCGTCAGGCAGGTTGAGGATCAGCCGGTCGCCGGGCTTGGCCTGGGTGTCACGATCCAGGGTGATAACCTTGCCGTTTACCGCTGAGATACGCCCGCCGATGGCACGGCCCGCCAGCAGTTCGTCAGCAATCGGGATCACGTAGCCAGGCAGCGGGATACGGCCATCCAGGCCAACCTTGAAGGTTACGGCCCGATCCTTGGAGTTGGTCAGCAGCGCCCACTTGCCGCGGCGCTGGGCCTCGGATTCGCGGGTGCAGCCGATAGCGCTGATCTCCAGCGGGTTGTCGCCGTAGCGCCGCTGCAGCTTCTGATCGGTCACGGCGGTGACGTCAGTGTCGTAGTTGTTCAGCGGGTTGTCGTAGCTGACCAGCGCCCGGGTAAAGCGTGTGCGCTCTGACGCGCTGGAATAGGTGAACTTGCCGTCGATGACGTTTGCCCGAGTGTAGGCAAAGTCGAAGTCCGTTGCCCGCGGCATATCCGAGAGAGTGAACACCTGGCCCTGGGCCCAGTAGGTCATGCCTCGGTAGATCGCCGAGATATCGCGCAGCAGTGACCAGGCATCAGCTTTGCTCTGCAGGTTCAAGTTGCAGATGAAGCGCGGCTCCTGGCCACCCTTCCCGTCCGGCACCAATTGGTCGCAGTATTGCGAGATTCGGTACAACTCCCACTTGTCCACCATCCACGGCTTAATGCGACGGCCAAGGCCGAAGCGGTCAGCAGTGGTGATGCCGTAAGTAGCCCAGGTAGGATTGTTGGTATAAGCCTCCTTCAATGTCCCGTCCCAGATACCGCTGTATGTGCGTGAAACTGGGTCGTAGTTGCTCGGGACTGGCCACTTTCGGGCCTTACAACCGACGGTTACCGCCGGAATACTGCGAAATTGCTCAGCCGAGAACTCGATGTAGAGCAGCGCGGTGTTCGGGTAGCGGATTTTTGCGTCGATCACTTCAGTGAAGCCAGCGATCTGCATGGTGTCGGAGATTTTGTTGTTGTTTTGGTTGATCGTGATCCTGGTGATGCGCATCAACCAGCCGGTAGTGGCCTTGGGCAGATCAATACGGCGTGTACGCTCGTACACGCTGGTGGTCTTGCCGTCGACAGCCTCGCTCAGTACCTGCTGATAGGCACCACCATCAGTGGCCAGTTCAACCTTGTATTCGATCCGGTACCCGTTGATGTTGCCCCCGGCGTCCACGGACTGAAGCGCCGGCCAGGCAAACCGCACACGCACTGCGGAAAGCTGGGTGTTATTGATCGCCCTAACCCAGGGTGTACCGCTGCGCAGCTCGGTGCTGATTGTGGTCTCGTTCTCGACCGAAGGGATCCCCTGGATATAGGTCTGGTCCACGGCCCCGGTGCGCCACTCCCACTTCACGTTCGGGAAGTTCATGTTTCCCTGTGGGTCTTGCAGCGGAGTGTTGTCGAGGTAGATGTCCCTGGCGGTTGGTGTGCCTTCGAATTCACCCTCGCCCACGGCGATGAGCATTTTTGCAATGGCAACCGAGCGCAGACTGTCAGGGGCTTCCGTTGGCGTTTTGGGCTTCTCTTCGCCGCCCTTGGCGCCGTGTATATCAATCTTGCGTGCTGCGCCCATGCTTTTCTCCAGGCAATAAAAAACCGCCTCTTGGGCGGCTGCAGTGTTGTTGGTTGCGGCTACATCTGATCTTCGGCGTATATAGCGGCACTGATGATCGCCCCGCCCCAGCGGCGCTCGCCGATGCACAGCGGTACCGGGTTGCCCGAGGCCGTGGTGTTCTTGGCGCTGCCGAAGGCGTAGCCCGGTGTGTTCTCGGGCGCGGCGCTGGTCTTCAGGCCGCCGGCCTGAGGGCTGAGCATTTGGATCACGCCGCCAGCGACAAGCCCGATACCCGCACCTATGAGCGGTGTGCCAAAAGGCGTAGCCGAGAAGATCACCCCGACCACGATTAGTATTGCACCGACAATCGTTTGAAGAATGCCGCCGCGCTTGCTGCCCACCACCACTGGGGCAATGCGAATGTCACCGGCACCGTTGTAGGTCAGCTCCTTTTCTCCGATGTTGCGCTTGTCGCGAAAGACTGCGAACTCAAGCCCGCGTGACTTAGCGTTCGACAGAAAGCGCTCGAAACCAGGGATCTGTACGCAAAGCGCCTTAATGGCTTCGGCCGGGGACTTTACGGCGAGCCTGAACGACTCCCCGAACTGCCGGAGCTGCCCGTGCAGACGAATGGTTGTCAGTGGCTGGTAATAAATTGCTGAGGCCTGCATAGCTTTCTCCTGGCGTAAAAAAACCGCCCGGAGGCGGCTTCATGAATTTCGCTTTTCAGTTGTAGTCGACATAAGGACCTATGTAGAAACCGCCTATATCGCCGCTGATCCTGTAGAGGCTTTCCTTTCCAGGTTGTACGGTTGCTGCGATGGTACGGATGGCCGCGCCAGCACATAGACCAGAACCTGCGAGACCCGCACCGAGGCTCGGAGAGCCAGGGGGAAGGAAGAAGGTAGCCCGTTGACCTGTACCTATCTTCGCCGCTTTGCGTCCATCTACATACACGACGATATCGCAGCCCGAGCCAACCGCACCGGAGTCGCGCACAACCGTGACTTTACCGCTTTCACCCGAGGGCTTTGACTGAAAGGCGTAAAGCTCATCCGAGGGGACCGGCTTCGCATCCCTAACCGATATCGCCGATGAGGCACACCCCGCCAGCACCACCGCTGCCACCGCCGCTATCAAAATCCGCATGTCGTTCCCTCTTTGGTTTGGCGGGACTGTAGCATTGAGGGGCAGATGCAAAAAGCCCAGCGCGGGGCTGGACTATTTTTGAGGCGGCTTTCGGCCAGAAGCAGTCATCCGCACAGAAGTATTTCCGACCCCAGATTGCGGGAGCATCAGCTGCCAACGGATTGGGGGGGCGTTTGACAGGTCGCCCCCACGCCTAATCCACAATGAACAACTTCGCCCCGATCGTAGTGAATGACCGATGTCCCTCAGCATTATTGCCCACCTGATAGCTCATGCCAGGCGTCAGTGTGAACTGACGACCATCTTCCAGTTCTGTATGCAACTGACCCTCCAGGCACAACAAGATGTGCCCCCTCCAACACCAGTGATCGGCCAGATATCCAGGGCTGTATTCGACCATCCGCACACGCTCTGAACCAAACTGGCAGGTACGCCAATAAGCTGTGCCTGTCTGACCGGGATGTGCCACCGGCTCTATCGTTGACCAATCGGTGGTACCAAATGGGATTGCAGTGAGATCCATTGTTGCCTCATCGAAATGCAATAAATTCAGACCGTATCATTCGAGCAATGGTGCCGATAGACACAGAAGGCCCGCATTTATGTAATACAGGCGCGGTGACAGAAACTGCCTTCACCCTGCCACTGGATAGCCATTCGGTGCTGCTATCGCGGGTAACTCATTGACCACTTTGGGTCGAAAGCTGACGCGCTATATGCTATCTCCTAGCTAGGCATCCAGCATGGATGGAATGCCAGTAACTCGCCTGACGATTGCCGTAGTAGCGTTGCGCCTTCAATTACCAAGGAATGGCCATGTCAGTCAGAAGTCTCGTGAAAAATCTACCAGCAGATCCGGATATGCCTGGATGGGTGCTGGGGTGGGCAGTGGGTCGTAATGATCCATGGAGCTTTGTTGACATCTACGCCGACAAGAATGTCGCAGAGATCGAGGCTGAGCGTCTAGGTGATGGCCACACTGTGAAGTATGGGTCGCACAGGCTAGGAACCGATGAGTTTATGGGGGGCGGCGAAGAGCCTAGATAGCGACTGCCTGCGCCAAGCCAAAATCGATTCTACCTGGACCAGATACAAGCGCAGCCTGAAGCCCTGACTTGCCATGGTAGCTGCGGCTGTAGCCGCCTTTGCTCTGGCACTTGCCGGAAAATTTCACGCGATCCATCTCGACACCGCCATCAAGAATGGCGACTTCGGCTTCAGCGCCGCAGATACCGCCACCGGTGATGGTGAAGAGGTCATGAATCGTCAGCATGTAGCGGTTTATGATTTGCATGTGGCCCTCCGAGCTTAGATCATCGTCGTGGATAAAGAACTGTCTGCCACGCAGACATAAGGAACCTCGTGATGGACCCTCGATTTGTAGTTCAAAGAAACTTCCCGCGGTGCGATGACTACGACGAAAACTCATTCAATGGCCAGCTACACGAGCACGCGCTCTGGGCACAAGATGAATACTGGCTCTTAGAGTGGGCTCTCTACCAATTGGCCAAGGAAGAGGAAATCGACCCTCAGCTCTACTGGCAGGTGTTTCGCATCTTCAGCCACTGTTTCCTTTCATTTGGCTGCCACTTCGATCGGAATGACGGCTACAAGATACGTAACCTCAAGAGAGCACAGCTATACGACTGTCGGGAGAGATTCCAGGTGGTATTTGAGGGTTTTTTCTCAAGAAATATGCCTGAGCAAAACATCTTTGAAGAAGAGAACCCACTGCTGCTCACCCTCCATTAACTTGCTGAAGCGCCCCATTCATATCAGATGATTCGTGCCGGTATTTGTGTCTGAGGATCAGACGTGTCCGGTCATGCCAAGGCCCACCGTAGACGATGATCTCGGACGGCCTGCCGTACAGGTGGTGCAGCAAGAAGGGGCCAGGCCCGAAGGCGCCCGATTCTTCCTCTGGTAACGCCGGATCAGTACCCAGGTAAATCCCGGCATGGTTCGGGTGAACCGTGCGCCCGACCTGCATAACGATCATGTCGCCGCGCTGAGGGGTGTCGACCCGCTTGAAGCCAGCGGCGGCGTAGTTCGCCTCGTACAGGCTGGTGCTTTCTGCGCTCTCCCACCAGCCATCAGTGCGCTTGAAGGCTTCAAATTCCAAACCCCATTCGCGCTGGTACCAATCGGCGCAGACCTGCCAGCAGTCCCAGGCGCCGTGCACGAACGGACGCTTGAGCAACGGCGTGCTGCCCGTTGGCGTGATCGTGCGCATATCGCCCTCGGGCCACGACAAAATGTGCCAGGGCAAGGCCGTGGCCTCGCACATGGCCAGGTCATGCGGTGACGGCCTACTGGTGGCGTCTGGATGCGAGTGAACGATGCCAATCACCTCGCCCAGGTCTTCCACTGCGGCGTAGTCCTCGGGATCCAGCCGGAACTCTTCGTTCGGCTCCGTGGCGATGTTCCGGCACGGGAAGTACTTCTGTGCGCGCCCGACAGCCAGCAACAGGCCGCAGCACTCTTTCGGGTACTCGGCCGCCGCGTGCGCCTGGATGGCCGCGATAATGTGCTTGCGCATGGTCAGCTCCGAGCAATTAGGGAAACGGCGGGGAATCCACCGAAGGAGAGTTCGTTGTTCTCGCCGAAGCGCAACTTGCAGGACGACAGGCAGCCCTTGCACTGATCCAGTGCTGGATCATCCGTGAGATTGTCCTCGTCATCGAACATGGCCGCGCCGGTGTACCCGCAATCTGCCCCGCGATATCCGTTCGTCATGGCCCAGTGGCAAAACGTCGTCATCTGGCGCCCGGGCAGCCCGTGGTTGTCGATCTCGCCCGGGGAAGAAAGCTCCCAGACCACCGCCTCGCCGTCTTCGCTGGTTTTCTGGTCGATGTACCAGATCTCCAGAGCCTCCTGAGTCGGATCTGCAGTTGGGTTACCGTCGGGGAAGTTCGCCGCATCCAGGTACTGCGCCAGCGTCTCGCGCACCGTCAGCTTGAACTTCAGCAGGTCCTCGAAGGCCAGGCACAGGGCAGTCACTCGGCCATTGATATTGCCGACGGCGAATGTCGGTCGAGAAGCCGTGCCGTCGCTGCTGGAGCTTATGCCTTCTATCTGCACCGGCCAGGCCGCGTACTCGGCGCCCTGCCACCAAATCGACTTAGCTGGTAGATCCTCTGCCGAATGCTCGTAGGCAAGCAGCTCCTCGGGCGTATGCGGAATGGCGTGCCCGTGGAAGCGCAGGTAATCCGCGCCGTATTCAGTCCCGTCGATTTCAAACAGGCGAATCTCGCCGCCGGGCTCCAGCTTCTGGATGTCCGTGATCAGTGCCATGGGTAGGTCTCAGGGGTGAAAGGTTTGTTCGAAGGTAGCTGTGATGGCGTAGACCTGGCCGCCACGGTGCACCGGCTTGTAGCCGTTGCACTTGTAGAGGCCCAGCTCACCCAGAGGGGGCTCCCATAGGAAACCCCTTGCTCCTTTGTGCCGATCAAGGAAAGCCATAATCTCCTTGATGCGCGGCTTCAGCCCCGTAAAGGTCACCGGCCAAGACTGCGACCGGTTATTAATGCCATCCTCTACCGACTGAGCGTATCCATCGCCAAACTGCTTGGTACGGACGCGCTGGGCGATATCACCCTCCGTGCCCTTCTCCGTTGCCCAGGTAAATCGTTCGATTGCCATCAGCGCCCCTTAATTGCTTTGTTGATGACGCCGCCCTGGCGCATGTCCTTCGAGCGCAGCTCTTGATACTTCTGCTCTACAAAGGTCGCCAGCTCCTTGCCGAATAAGTCGTAGCCAGGCGCATCAGCGGTGGACGATGCGTTGCCGTCTCCATCGATGTGCACTTCGACGTTAATCTGCGTTGAGCCGGCCCCGCCGCCGCCCATGGCCATTACGCCAAGCTTGCCGCTCGACGTCCGGGTCAGCGGCATGATCGCCTCTTCCCCAGCCTCACCCATTACACCGGTTTTACCGTTGGCCATGCCGAAAGCCGTAGGCTTGCTGACGATGGAGTTCGTGAATGCGCCGCCATCGGCGAACATCTGTACGCCGCCCGACCAGGCGCCGCCATTGGCCTGGGTCACGCCAGACCAGCCCGCCAATACATCAGGGCTGTACCCTGCCGCTGTCGAGCCTGCTGACGTGGTAGCCCCGCCGCCGAAGTACGAGCCGGCGGCAGATATACCGAGCCCTACAAGCGAGCCGAGAAGCCCAGAAGCTGCTCGCCGAGTAGCAATGCGCGCCATGTCCGCCAGAATTGACTTGGTGAAGTCGGAAAACGACATCTTCCCGGTCATGGCGAAGTTGACGATTGAGTCCTCCATAGAGCTGAACGCATTGCCGAACAGGCTTTTGGTCTGCCCTGCGATGTTTTGTGCGGAATCCAGGTAGTTGGCCCAGGCCGAGGTAGCACCCTTCGTCCAGTCGCCCTGGGCTGCCTCCACATCCGCGTAGTTCTGCCGGATCTGGTCAGTGGCGGCCTTGTTCGCGTCGGCGAGCGCCTGCGACTTCCGTTTGAACTCTTCCTCCGACATGTTCCGCGACGGGTCCGACTTCTGGTTGGCCAGTTCCAGCGACTGCTGAGCAAACCGGTCTTGCTGGCTGTTCAATTCGCCACTAAGGGCGTTCTGGCGGTCACCCTGGCCAACGCCAAGTACGGCGCGCTGCCCGGCAAGCTCCAAGGCTCGCTGCTGCTGCCCAAGCGCCTGCACGTAGGTACTGATCGCGCGCTCTTGTTTGGCCAGGCGGCCCGTCTCATTGGTCGCCAGCACTTCAAGCTGGCTATCAGCGTCCTTCTGCGCCTTGACCATGCCTGCGCGTGCGTCGGCGATCTTCTGGTCCAGCTGGATGCTTTGCGCGGCCGAGGTGGTTTTCTTGCCCTTGGCGGACTCAAGCGCGCTGATTTCGGCTTCGTAGGCTGCCGTCACCTGGTCACGCTCATTGCCTATCAGTGCCTGGCGCCGCAGAAGGAAGTCAGCCTCAGATATCAGCCCGGCCTTTTGCGCCGCCTCCAGTTCCCTCTGGTAGTTTTTGTAGTCGGCGGCGATAGAGGCCAGATTGTTCTTCGCATCATTGAAGCCGGTCAGATCCACCTGAGCGCCAGCCGCTTTCGGGTCCTTGAACTGATCGTTGATATTCGCCAGGTTCTTGTCGATCGCTGCTTGGTTCAATCGCGGGTCGTTCGGCGCAACCTTTCGGATGTTTTCGAGTTGCCTCTTGTACTCCTTGATCGCCTCTGTGCGCTTTTGCTCATTTGTCCACGCAGACTTGGTCAAGGCGTCAATTTTCGTCATTGACGATACGGCATCACCCTGAGCCTTGGCCTGCTCACCCTCCCACTTGGCGATATCGGCCTGGGCCGCCTTCTCATCCTCCAGCATGTTCAGGCGATTTTGCCGAACTTCGATCATCTCTTTTTGGTTTTGGAAAAGACCGATATTGCCTTTCTGAGCATCGACCAGGTCACGGCGGGCCTGCTCTATGTCTGCACCAATGTCCGGTCGACCGATGTTCTTGAGGTTGTCAGCAGCGCGAGCAACAGCGTTGTATCCCTTCTCCCAGAAGCTCAAGTTCTCCAGAATTTTCGGCGTACGCTCGTTGATAGCGTCTGCGTAAGTCTCGGTCGCCAGCTTGACTGCGCCGGCGTGATTACCTTGTTGCTCCAGCGCTGCAATTTGCGAGTAAACCGAAGCGGTGAGGTAGTGATACTGCTCATTGAGCGCGGCAGATGCTTTTACCGGGTCGTCGGCCAGTTTGGTGAACTCGGACACCGTCTCGCTTACCGCCTTGCCGGTAGCTTCCTGCATCGACACGGCGGCTTGGGTGATCCCGGTGAAACTCTCGCCTGCGATCTTGCCGTTGTCGGCCAGCATCGCCAGCACTGCGGCTGCTTGGCCGGTGGTGCCCACGGTTGCGCTGACCTGCCGCGCCATGTCGCCCAGTTGACCGGCGCTGGCGCCAGCGTAGTTGCCCGTGAGGATGAGCGACTTGTTGTAACTGTCCTGCTCTTCGCTACCCTTGTGATAAGCATAGGCCAGGCCGCCCACAGCGGCAGTGGCTAGGGCAAGCGGAGCCAGTATGGCAAGGAGTCCAGCGGCCCCTGCACCAGCGCGAGCCCCCAGCTGAGCCACGGCGCGAACGCCGCTCCCCCAGTCCCCCGAAGACAGCGCGTTACCGAGCTGAACAACGTTTTCCTGTGCCTGGCGGGTACCGAGGCGCAGCTTGTCGAAGCCGGTTGTGGTCTTTTCGAGCTTGGCGTAATCCTTGTCAATTTTACCCAGAGCAGAGTTGTACTGATCCTGGCTGATCCGACCCTCGTCAAGGTGCTTACCCAGCTGCTCTACCTGGGTATCGAGCTTGGCGAGTGCCGCGCGCGCCGGATCAATCGCCCCCAGCAGGCTGTTCAGAGCCTTCTGCTCATCCATAGCAGACTTGGCCAGGGCCACCTGCTGCTTGTCGAGCTGCGCGGAGATCTTCGCGGCTTCGGCCTCACCGTAGGCGCCAGTCTTGGTCAGCTTGGCGAGAGCGTCACGCTGCTTCGCCAGGTCCTGTGTGGTTTTGGCGCTGGTGGATAGCGACTTCTCCAGGGTCTGCATTTCGTTCATCAGCGAAACGGCGGACTGCTCGGCACGGCCGCCGGCCTTCGCCATCTCATCCAGGCTCGTTTTAGCCTGGATCGCATCGGCCGAGTCGATCTTGACGCCGAGCTCTGCAATGTTCATCGACTCACCTTGAATAAGTGCCCGTGGTTACGGGCTGTTTTCCCTTTCCTCCGCCATGACGCGCAGGGCTTCGCCTTCCAGCACCTGAAGGTCAGGGAAGATTTCAGCGAGTTTCTTTTTCTTGATGCCGAGGAACCCGGCCACGTCGCGGATGCTGCCGTAATCGAGACCGATCGCGCCGCCGGCGCCTGCCCGCCATTGGGTGGACATGCGATTGAACAGCAGGAAGGCTGGCCAAAGGCACGGCCAAACATCGAACTCTTCTTCCATGTCCTCTGCGTCCCAGCCGAATGCAGCGATCTGCTCGGCATCCGGTGGGGACTCATACAGGGCGCGGGCGGCGCGTATCAGTTTCCCGTGCGAGCCTTGGAGTAAGCATCCTGATAGGCGTCTACGATAGCCTCGGTTGTGCCATGACAGGACGTCACCAACGCTTTGATGCTCTCGTCGTCAAACTTGTCGTCGAACTCCCAAGCCACAACCAAATCCTTGATTTGCTGAATCTGGTTTTCGGTGTCAACGGCAACGATTTCGGACACGGAGGGCTTTTCGCCGAACTTATCGAGGCCGTCCTTGCGCCGCTGGTTCCACTCATCGAACAACGCTGCAAGCTCGATACGGTTTCGGTATTTGAAGGTGAAGCCCACCTTCACCGGATCCTGGCCGACTACCGGGACCATCACGGCCCCCAGAAACGTCGGTGATTGGGCGATCTTGAACTTCGCCATGATTAAGCCCCACCGCCAGCGACAACAGGCGCGCGATACGCGGTGATCTCGGCGTTGATGGTGAAGCCGAAGGAGACGGCCGCGCCTTCGTTGCGCACCAGCGTCGGCGTCTTGTTGAAGGAAGCATAACCGGCGTAGTAGATCGTTTTGCCGTTGGGCAGCGACATACGCAGGATGCGTACTTCCTTCTCGCGGTCAGCCTTATCGAGCTCTTCGTACCAAGCCAGGCTGTCATCATCGGCCAGCTGAAAGGAGAAGGCCTGCGCGTTCTTGGTGGTCGGGATCTGCTTGTCGCGGCGCGCTTCGAGCGGCGCGTAAGTCCAATATTGCTGCTCGCCGCCAGACATGGAGTTGCCGATCACCTGGTTGACCGCTACCCAGCCGATGACCTTTTTCGCGGTACCGCCGCTGATGCCGTCCGGGAAGAAAGCAACATTGGACGTGTCAATGCCTTCCAGGGTAAATGCGCCTGCGGCAGCGTTGGATACACGCACGGCGCGCTCGTTGATGTCCTCCCAGCCGGATGTGACGAGCAGAATATCGCCGTTGGCAAAGCCGTTTGCGGCGCTTGTAGCGATACCGGGATTCGCGTTGCTGATTGCGGAGATCAGCTTGGCAGCAGCGAACCCGCTGGAAATCGAAAGCGTTGCCCCGTTGGGGAAATAGACAGACATGGGTTTTCCTCTTTGCAGAAATGACAAAACCCGCGCATGGCGGGTTCAGGATTTGCCCAACGGGCGGGTTATGGCGTGGTGTCGGACCTATATGAGAACGACAGCGGGACGGTGTAGGTTGAGTCACCGGCGATGCCAGGCCCAACATCTACTGGCGTCATGGGCGTGACAACGAAACCGTTTTTGGTGTCTCGTACATATAGCGGAAACAGTGCGGTCAACTCTGCCGAAATTGGGTTCGTCTTGGTTTTGCCGCTGCCCGCCGGCGCGATGATGCTCACTTGAAACACACCGGTGAAAAGCCGGTGATCGCCACCGAGCGTGTTGCTCGCGGTGTCACCCGGGATAGTGAAGGCTCGCAGGTAGGTCTCGCCCGCCGCCGGCGTGTAGGCCGTATTCTCGAAAACGATCTTAAGCTTCTCCGGCCTGGCAGCGTTCCAGGCGATGAGCTTTGCCTCGTAGATCGAGGCGATGATTGCGTGACTCATACCTGGTTGTTCCTGATGGCCTCCAGCACGATCTGCTGGAAGCGAGCCACGGTTACCCGGACCATGCCGCCGGGGGCCTGGGTCGAATGGCCAAATTCCAGCGGGATCGCGTAGGGCAAGTTGTTGATGATGTAGGCCATCTGGCCGGCAGTGCAGTCGCTCATCGCAGCCACCAGCGCGGCAGTGGTGTCGGCGCCGCTCGGGTCTACCTCGTCGAAGGTGACGTTTTCGACTACGCCCAGCGAGATGTGCCAGTTCGCACGAAACCGGCCGCCGACGTATCCTTCTGGCGCCATGAGGTCCATGCCGTCGTTTAGCTTGCGACCTTTCTTCAGCCGCCCTCCCTTCGTGAGGTTCGCCGGGTCACTGCGCAGTGCGCTGTTGTGATCGTCGACGGCCTTGTTGTACTCGGTCGCTACAGCGTTCTGCACCCAGATCTCCGGGTTGCCCACGGGAGACATGCGAATCAGGCTGCTGCCGACCTCGATGATGATCTCGCGCACACTGGCGTCGATGGCTTCACTTGCCTGAGCGGCGAACTCGGCCAGGCTCAGGGCGAAGCTGCCGGACTGGCCGGCGCCCGCCCGGCTCATGAACGCACCAGCAGCTCATACAAGATCGGCGTTCCGGCAGGGTTGACCTCTTTTAGCGGAGGAACGATTGACCAGATGCGGCCCTGGGCGACCACCTTGTCGAGCAGGCCAGGCACCCAGGCCAAGCCCTGTGCAGCGATCTTGAGCTTCTTGTCGCCTTGCCGGATGAGGCTGTTGTTCTGGAATTCTTGGCCGGTGAAGTCGAGCAGGATGCCCTGAGCGATTTGCTCGACGGTTGCGCCTGGCGCTTCGCCGCCCGTCTCCGGGTCGTACTCGCCCGGCACCGTCTTGCTGATCGTCACGGGCTGGCCGAACTCTATGATCATCTCCAAAGCCATCACGGCCATTTCGTCGTAGAAGGCCATGGTGGCTCCAGATGTGAAAAGCCCAGCTCTACGGCTGGGCTCCATTATTTTTCAGCTTTCGTCCCAAAGCTGGGACAGTTTTTTTCTACGACGAAGTAGCATCGCATCTGCGTAATGCGCGGCTTCATCTGCCAACACATCTCCGTCGGCCGGCTCTCTCGAAGCGATGGCGGTGATTGCAGCGGCTGCGTACAAATCCCAAGCTTCGATTTCCTTCTCGGTCACGCTTTTTCTTTCCGACATATTGGAGCTCCATGTGATGAGCTCCAACGCTAACACTATGCACGGACTGCAAACAGCCCGCGCTTTTGTAGGTAGTCGGCAAACTGCGTAGCGCTCGGCCGATCCGGCGCCGCTGGCAACAGTCGGCCGCTGGTGTTTGGGATTGTCGCGTACTCGCGGGTTACCGCACCCTCGACGCGCTCCAGCGTTACCGCGCCTTTGCGCTTTTCCACTGGGTCGATATCGTCCTGATGGATCTCAGTGGCCAGGGCCATCTGTCCGTACTGAATCCGTGCCGGGAGGTAGTTGTTCGGCTTGATCTCGTGATCCAGCAGCACTTCCCGGCGCGGCCAGGATAAGGCCTGCTCGCTGATCATCTTGCGCCCTTTCCAGGTCATGCCATCCATCGCCAAGGCGGCCCGGCGCAGCAACGCTTCCTGCTCCGGGACGCCTGCAGGGATGGCCGTACCGAATTTCACGGCATACCGGGCAAGGTCTTCAGCGCTTGCGTAGCTTTCGGCGCCAGGCTTGCCGGTGCCGTCCTCGATGATGAGTGTCATGAGTTATTCCGCAGGAATGAGTTTTACTAGGTCGGCTTTCGGCGCTTTCGGGTCGAACTCGACACCTTGAGCGGTCAGCCATTCGCGCAATTCTGCCACACCCAACTTCGCTGGACTGGTTTCGGCACTGTCGTCTGCATACTCGGCCTTCAGCTTGGCCTTGGGCGGGCTTTCGGCTTCATTGTCACGGCTTTCGGTCACGCTCGCATCGATGATGCGCAAGCCAGCCTGCTTGGCCAATGCCTTCACGTCATCTTCGTAGCGGTGGAATGGGCCTGGAAGGTACCAGATGTTTTTATCAGTCATCGTTGCTACTCCGCTGAGCCAGAGCGTTGTGCCCCGGCGCAGTCATTGAGGGGTTACTTGGAGGCGTCACCGATCAAAGCCACACCGGCGGTGTGCTTGATGCTGGTGGCGGTCTTGTCCCAGTTGGTACCGGTAGCCAGCTCGGCGTCGGTTGGCGACTTGCCGCCGGTGGTGGTATCCCAGGTGTAACCCTTTAGACCCAGGCCGAAGGTGTAGTCAGTCTGCAGAGTGGTTTCGATCCGCTCCTTGCCGTTGGTGGTCTGGACGTTGCTGATGATGTCGCGGCCGTCGTGGACCAGCGCTGCGCCTTGCACCAGAGACAGGATGATCTCCTTGTTCGGGGTGCCGGCCTGCATCAGCGCCGGGGCATCCGTCACAACGGAGATCTTGCCCAGAATGTCGATCACGCGGACGTTACCGGCCTGGAACAGCTGGTTCTGGTTCGCCAGGTTCTGACCTACCAGCTTGTGATAGCTGGTGCCCTGCATCACCTGGGTTACCAGGTTCTGGCTGGCGTCGCCGAACTTCGCGTGGGCGTTGTTCAGGCCGGCGTAGGTGATACCTGCGGTAGCCGACACATCGTTGACGGCAGCAGCCTGGGCAGTGATAGCGGCGACCAGAGCGGCGATCGCAGTGTTCAGCTGATCCTTCAGCAGGATTTCAGCGAACGCGCGACTGGCGACTTCGATACCTTGCGCGGTTGGGCGCTCCAGCCAGGTCATCTGCGACGGCTCGTAGCGGATCGGACCGAAACCGCCGGCTACCTTCACCGAAGTGTTCTTCAGCTCGGTCAGATCGGTTGCAGCAACCGCGGCGTTCGCGCTGTAGCGATCCACGCGGCGCTGGGCGGCGGCCAGGGTCTGGAAGAACGACTCTTGGAGGAAGTCACCAGTGAAGCCGTCAGGAGACAGCACGATTGCACCGCGGCTGGCGGCGTTGAACGCGGCGAGATACTGATCCAGCGTCTCGAGAGTCGCCGGCATGATGTATTCGTTGAAAACCTGCATTTGCGACAGGGACATGAGTTATTTCCTTACGATTGTGGGAGATC